GCGGCGGGACCGCAGACGCTGGTGTTCGCGAACGGCTACACGGGCGTCAACAACGGCCTGCACGTGCTCGCGGCCGACGTCGCCGCGACCGACACGTCCGTCGACGTGACGACCGTGCTCGTCGACGAGACGCCGGCGACGAACGCGACGCTCGAAGTCGCCGGGCTGCGCACCGACGACCTGACGCTGACGATCAGCGGCAGCACGGCGACGCTCGTCTCTGCGGCGGACGTCGACTGGACAACGACCGGGCTCCAGGTCGGGCAGTTCATCCACATCGGTTCGCCCGACTCAACCGGCGCCGTGCAGAACGCCTACGACAACACGGGCACGGACGACGTCTACGGCTACGCGCGGATCACCGCGATCACGACGACGACGCTGAGCCTCGACAAGCTCGACGTCAACCTGTCGGCCGCGGGCTCGCCCTACGCTCCCGAGACGGTCGACGTCATGTTCGGCCGCTTCCTGCGGAACGTGCCGGTCACGGCTGACGCCGACGACACGCGCTACCTCGAAAGGACCTTCCAGTTCGAGGTCGCCTACCCGGACCTCGGCGGAGTCGGCACCGACGAATACGAATACGCGATCGGGAACTTCGTGAACGAAGTGACCCTGAACCTGCCGCTGACCGACAAGGCGACGGTCGGCTTCGGCTTCATCGGCACGAACGCCGACGACATCACGGGCACGCGCAAGACGAACGCCGCGAACGCGGTCTCGCCGCTGAAGACCGTCGCGTTCAACACGTCGACCGACATCGTGTCGATCACGACCGACGTCATCAGCCTCGTCAGCGACGTCTGCTTCAAGTCGCTCACGATCACGCTGCTCAACAACGTCAGCCCGGAGAAGTGTCTCGGCACGCTCGGCGCGGTCTTCGTGAACGCCGGCCTGTTCGAGGTCAACATCGAGGGGCAGCTCCTGTTCACGAACAAGAGCATCATCAACGCGATCAAGAACAACACGACCGTCACGTTCCTCGCGATCTTGCAGAACCAGAACGGCGCGATCGCGCTCGACATCCCCGAGCTGACCCTCGGCGGAGGCGGCCGCGAGTTCCCCGTCGATCAGAGCGTGCTCGTCAACATCACGGGCGCCTCCTACACGTCGACCACCTACGGCTACGACATCGGCGTCAGCCTGTTCCCGGCCGTCGCCGGCACCGTCGCCGCCTAACGCAACAAGGGATCCCCATGACGAACAACATGACGAAGAAGCGGGCGCACGAGGTCGCGCCCGAGGACAACGGGGCGATCGACTTCGGTCTCGATCGCCTCGACGTATCGCAGAAGACGGCGCGCTTCGACATGCCGCAGGTCGCGCCGGGCGCCTACCTGATCCTGCGCCCGGCGTCCGATGCGAACCCGCAGTATCAGGCCGGGATGCTCCGAATGTCGGGCAAGCGGAACCGCAAGATCGCGACGAGCGGCGAGATCAGCGACGCGGACGCCGCGAAGGACCGCGACGACGACCGCTCGCTCTACGCTCGGTTCGTGATCGTCGGCTGGGGCGGCATCACCACGAAGGACGGCGAGGACGTCGAGTTCACGCCGGCGAGCTGCAAGCAGTTCCTGAAGCAGCTCCCGAACTGGCTGTTCGACCGCGTCCGCTTGTTCGCGATGCGGCCCGAGCGATTCCTGGACGAGGACGAGGCCGAGGAGCCCAGCGCGGTCGAGCTGGCGGGAAACTGAAATGGCGGCTCTTCTGGAGCGAGCGCTACGCGCGGGACGGCTGGGCGATCGAGTCCGGGCAGTATCAGCGCAGCACTCGCGGCCGGATGCCGGACTGGTATCTGAAGCAGCCGCCGAAGGTGCGCGGGGACGACTGGTGGATCTCGGCGTTCTCCTGCCTCGCGACCGAGCGCTCGTTCCCCGGCAACGGCGTCGGCCCGATCCCCTGGAGCAAGGCGTTCCTGTTCGGTCGCGCGCAGGGCTTCGACCGATGGACGTGCAACTTCGTCGCGTGCGTGATTCTGCTGCTCGACCAGCACTATCGCGAGCATCTCCGCGACGAGCAGAACAAGGAGGCCAAGCGCGAAGCTAAGCAAGCGAAGCGGGAGGCGAAGGCGGTCGGCGTCGAGGCCGGCCTCGGCGTGACAAGGCGACGAGCCCAGAGGAGCAAGTAGGATGGCCGAGGAGTTCCGGATCGACGTGGTGGTCGACCCCGGCGATGCCGAGGCCGGCATCGCGAAGGTCGGGCAGTCGCTGGGGCGCGCGGAGCAGAGCGCGGCGGAGCTTTCTCGCGAGCTGACGAAGGCGCTGTCGGCTCGCGACGCCGGGCTGACGGCGACGCTGACGAAGCTCGACAAGACTCTGGACAGCATCGGCCGCAAGGTCGACAACGTCGGCGACGAACTCGACAAGCCGCGCGACGACCCGTTCACGAAGCAGCTTCAGAGCATTCGGGCGCAGAACGAAGCGCTCCAGATCCGCAACCGAACGCAGGGCGCGCAGGCTCAGTTCCTTCAGGTCGAGGCGCAGCTCCGCGCGCAGAACCGAACCCTGACGGAGGCCGAGGTCAGGGCGCTCAAGCAGGCGATCGGGCAGCAGCGCACTCTGAACCAGAGCATTCAACAGCAGGCCGCGACGAAAAACGCGGTGGCGGCGAGCGAAGCCCGGATCCGCGAGGCGCAGATCAGAGCGCTCCGAATCTCGAAGTCGCGCCGCGACGCTCTGCTCGAAGCGAACCGGCTCCGCGCGCAGGGCGTCCAGCTAACAGCGCAGCAAGTGAACGCGCTGGAGAAGCAGTTCGCGCGGGAGCGACGGATCACGAGCGAGCTGAGGAAGCAGGACGTCGCGCAGGAGAAGGTCAACGCGAGCACGAGCCGCTTCGGTTCGCTGGCGAAGACCGCGTTCGCCGGCGTCGGTATCGCGCTCGTGACCCGCAAGCTGATCGGGCTGTCGGACGCCTACACGCAGATCACGAACAAGATCGCGACCGTCGTGCAGGGGCAGGACGCGGTCGCCGGTTCGTTCGACCGACTGCTCGACATCTCGACCCGAACGCGCACCGATCTTGCGGCTCTGACGCAGGTCTACCAGCGCGGGAGCCTCGCGGCCGAGAACCTCGGCATCTCGCAGAACGAGCTGTTCAAGTTCACCGAGCGGATCGGCAAGGCGCTCGCGGTGCAGGGCACCTCGGCCGAGGCCGCTCGCGGTGCGCTGCTTCAGCTCTCGCAGGCCCTTGGCTCCGGCATCGTCCGCGGCGAGGAGTTCAACAGCATCCTCGAAGGCGCGCTGCCGATCGCGCAGGCCGCGGCGCGAGGAATCACGCGGTTCGGCGGCGACGTGACGAAGCTCCGCACGGCGATCATCAAGGGGCAGGTCACGTCGAAGGAGTTCTTCGAGGGCATTCAGCGCGGTTCGGATCAGATCGAGAAGCAGTTCGAGCAGACGACGCCGACGATCGGGCAGGCGTTCACGGTGCTCAACAACAAGCTCATCGCGAGCGTCGGCGCCTTCAACGAGGCAACCGGCGCGTCGGAGGGCTTCGCGGAACTCATCATTGCCCTCGGCGAGAATATCGAGGCGATCAGCATCGCGATCGGCGCGCTCGCGACCGGGCTCGGAGTCAAGTATGCGGTGAACGCCGTGCCGAAGGCGATCGCCGCGACGAAGGCGCTCACGGTCGCGCAGGGCGCCCTCGCGGCGTCCGTGGTGGCTGCCGGCGCTGCTCTCGTCGTCCTCGGCAACCGGATCCAGAAATACAACGAGGACATCCGGGCGATCGGCGAAACGTTGGACATGGTCGCGGGAGACGCGGAGCTGATCTCAAGCTCGGCGGCGCAGCTCACGGCGGCGCAGCGCGAGCTGAATCGGCTGACGCGGCTGACGACGACCGGCATCCGCGGGCAGAACGGCGAGCTGCTGATTCAGGCCGAGCTGAGCGAGTCGCAGCAGAAGCGCGTCGAGCAGCTTCGGCAGACGATCGCGCGCCTCCGTGGTGACCTCCGGCAGGAGGCCGTCGCACGCAAGGAGGTCGCCGCAGCCGCCGCGGAGCAGAAGGCCGCGGAGGACGAGCGTGCGGCGTCCCTGAAGCGGCAGGAGGAGCTTCTGGCGGCGCTGGAGAAGCCCGAGAAGGACCGGCTGCAACGGATCGAGGACCTGCGCGCCTTGTTGGCTCGCGGCGTCGGCGACGCGAAGCTGCTGAGCGAGGAGCTTGCCCGCCTGCAACAGGAAGCGACCGGCAGGCCGGCGCGCGCGGAGAAGGACCCGTTCGCCGAGGGCGTCGCGTCCCTGGAGAAGCAGAACGAGCAGCTTCGCATCAGAGCCAACAACTTCGGGCTCCAGCGCGAGGGCCTGCTTCTGGAGCTACAGCTCTTCGGTCAGCTACTCGACAAGAACGACGAGCGGCGCGGTCAGCTCGCGAGCCTGCTGCTCGCGCAGAAAGAGCTGACGGCCGAGCTGCGCACGCAGAAGGCCGTCCAGGACACGCTCGACAGCGCGGCGCTCCGGACTCGCGAGCTGGAGATCGAAGCGAGGGGCCTGTCCGAGGCGCGCACCGAGGCGCTCATCACGCAGCTCCGGCTTCGCCAGCAGGGCATCGAGTTCGGCGACGAGGAAGTGAGCAAGCTGGAGCGCGAGCTGGACAAGCAGAAGCAGATCACCGCGGAGATCGAGCAGCGCAAGGACCTCGACGCGCTGGCGCGCGAGCTGGACGTCAACGCGCAGATCGAAGAGCAGCGGACTCGCCTGCTCGCTTTGCGCGAGCGCGAGACCGAGCTGATCCCCGAGATCGACCGCGCTCTGGAAGATCTTCGGCTGCGCGAGCTGGAAGCAGCCGAGAACCTCGGCGCGGGCTTCGAGCGTGCGTTCATCAAGATCCGGCGCGAGGCGAACGACCTCGCAGCGGTCGGCGAGAAGATCGTCAACATCTTCGCGGACCAAGCGACCGCCGCGATCACCGAGTTCGTCGAGACGGGCCGGTTCTCCTTCAAGGAGTTCGCGTCCGCGGTCATCAAGGACATCCAACGCATCATCATCCGCCTTCTCGTCTTGAAGGCGATCGAGTCGATCGGCGGCGGCCTCGGCGGCCTTGCCGGAGGCGCTGGCGGCGGCGGCCTCGGGGCAGGCCGGCAAGAGG